GCAATAACGTACATGGGCATTTGCCGCGCTTTAGAGATCAAGATTACGTTCAAGCATGAAGTTAGATGACCTTATCAGTCAGTTGAGCGTGGCTGACCAAGAGAAGTTGCTCAATCAGGTCAGCGAGTACAAGGCCGCCGTGGAGAGGGAGCGGTGCCAGGGGTCGTTCTTGGCTTTTGTGAAGAAGATGTGGCCTGGGTTTATCTCGGGGAGACATCACGCGGTGGTGGCCAAAGCCTTTGAAGGTATAGCAGATGGGTCGATTAAGAGGCTGGCCATCAGCATGCCGCCTAGACATACGAAGTCGGAGTTTGGTTCGTACCTGTTTCCGGCTTGGTTTTTGGGAAAGTTCCCTGACAAGAAGGTGATGCAGTCCTCGAATACGAGTGAACTGGCTGTGGGGTTTGGCCGGAAGGTCCGGAACTTGGTGGATTCGGAGCAGTATCACGAGGTGTTCCCGAATGTTCGGCTGAGACAGGACTCCAAGAGTGCTGGCCGGTGGGCTGTGAATGACCGTGGGGAGTATTTCGCTATCGGTGTGGGCGGAACCATGACCGGTCGGGGTGCGGATGTGGTGATCATTGACGACCCACACTCGGAACAAGAGGCGACTTTGGCCGCTGGGAACCCCGGAATCTATGATTCGGCCTATGAGTGGTACACCTCTGGCCCTCGTCAGCGCCTTCAGCCAGGGGGAGCGATCATCATCATCGCCACAAGGTGGTCTGATCGGGACCTGATTGGTCAGGTTCTCAAGGATTCGGCCAAAAGAGGCAAGGATGAGGAGTGGAAAGTCATCGAATTCCCCGCAATTCTTCCTTCGGGGAACCCACTTTGGCCTGAATTCTGGCCGATCAACCTCTTAGAAGACCTAAAAGCCGAACTTCCGATCTCCAAGTGGAACGCTCAATATCAGCAGACCCCGACTGGCGAAGAAGGGGCGATGATCAAGCGGGAGTGGTGGCAGATTTGGGAGAAAGACGACCCTCCGCAGTGCGAATTCATCATCCAATCCTGGGATACGGCCTTCACGAAGAACGAAAGGTCCGACTTTTCGGCCTGTACAACCTGGGGAGTCTTCAATAAGGACGAGAATGAACGCGATCCCCACCTGATCTTGTTGGATGCCTTCCAAAAACGGATGGAATTTCCCGAACTGAAGGACAAAGCCTACGAGATGTACAAGGAGTGGGAGCCCGATGTGTGTCTCATCGAGGCAAAAGCCGCCGGAGCGCCGCTTGTTTACGAATTGCGGCAAATGGGGCTCATTGTTTCTGAGTACACCCCAACAAGAGGGACGAAAAAGGTCCCAAACGACAAGTTTGCCCGCCTGAGTTCAGTGGCCGACATCTTCAGATCAGGAAAAGTGTGGATTCCAGACAGGAGATGGGCTCACGAGGTGGTCGAACAGATGGCTGCTTTCCCAAATGCGGAGCATGACGACTTGGTGGATTCGACCGTACAGGCTATGCTTCGCTTTAGGTCCGGCGGTTTGATCAAACTCGAATCAGACGAGAGAGATGAACCCTTCGTTCAGCCGCGCAAGGCGGCGTATTACTGAGGATTAACATGGCAACCAATATCGACCCGGCAATGGTTCCCCTCCTCCCAGAAGAGATGGGAGATGAACCAATGGTTGAGATTGAAATTGAAGACCCCGAATCTGTCAAGATCGGGATGGGCGGGTTGGAGATCGAATTGGAGCCGGAAGCAGAAACTGCCGAAGACTTTGATGCCAACCTCGCGGAATACATGGACGACGGAGACCTTCAGTCTCTGGCCTCTGATCTTGTTGGTCTTGTAGACGCCGACATCAACAGTCGCAAAGACTGGGCCGACATGTATGTCAAAGGACTCGAAGTCCTGGGCATGAAATACGAAGAAAGAGCAGAACCCTGGCTTGGCGCCTGCGGTGTCTACTCTCCTATCCTGACCGAAGCGGCCATCCGCTTCCAGTCAGAGATGATCACCGAGACCTTCCCCGCTCAGGGTCCTGTCAAGACTCAGATCATTGGTGAAGTCACTCGGAAGAACGAAGAGTCTGCCGACCGTGTCAAGGACGACATGAACTACCGGCTCACGGACGAGATGATTGAGTACCGTCCGGAACATGAAAGACTCTTGTACTCCCTCGGTCTTGCTGGTGCAGCGTTCAAGAAGGTCTACTTTGATCCTTCACTTGGCCGACAAGTGGCTGCTTACATCCAGGCAGAAGACTTGATCATTCCCTACGGAGCGGCTAATGTATATACAGCCGAGCGCGTCACCCATGTGATGCGTAAGACTGAGAATGATCTGAACAAGTTGATGGCCGCTGGCTTCTATCGCCAGACAGAACTGGGCGAGCCGGTCAGAGTCTTTACAGACATTGAGAAGAAGAAGGCAGAGGAACAGGGCTACACCCTCACCGACGATGATCGGTATCAGGTGCTTGAGATTCACGTTGACTGGAATCTGAAGGGCTATGAGGATACAGACGATGATGGAGAAGAAACCGGAATCGGACTACCCTACGTCATCACCATCGAGCGAGGAACCCAGACCGTTCTGTCTATTCGACGAAACTGGGAAGAGTCAGACCGCCGAAAACTCAAGCGACAGCACTTCGTTCAGTACACTTACATCCCTGGCTTTGGTGCTTATGGCCTTGGTTTCATTCATATTATTGGTGGCTATGCTCGTGCTGGGACCGCGATTATTCGCCAACTGGTAGACGCGGGAACGCTGTCTAACCTCCCCGGAGGTCTGAAGACCCGGGGTCTGCGAGTCAAAGGCGACGACACACCAATCGCCCCGGGTGAGTTCCGAGATGTAGACATCCCCTCTGGTGCGCTGCGTGACAACATCATGCCGCTGCCGTACAAGGAGCCGAGCCAAGTTCTGTCGGCACTACTTGAGAAGATCACCGATGAAGGCCGTCGCCTAGCGGCCATTGCTGATCTCAAATTCAGCGACATGTCGGCCCAGGCTCCCGTTGGAACGACGCTGGCTTTGCTTGAGCGCCAACTCAAGACGATGTCTGCTGTTCAGGCTCGCGTGCATGCAAGCCTGAAGATGGAGTTCAAACTTCTCAAGCAGATCATCCGGGACTACATGCCGCCGGATTACTCCTACGTCCCCGTGGGAGGAAACCGCGCCGCAAAACAAGAGGACTACGATCTTGTTGAGGTAATCCCGGTCTCTGATCCCAACGCCTCCACGATGGCGCAGCGGATCATGCAGTACCAAGCCGCTCTCCAGTTGGCTCAAGGTGCTCCTCAAATCTATGACCTGCCCAACCTGCACCGGCAGATGTTGGAAGTTCTTGGTATCAAGAATGCCGAGAAGTTGGTTCCGATTGAGGAAGACCAAAAGCCACGCGATCCGGTGTCGGAGAACATGTCGTTCTTGACTGGCAAACCGACCAAGGCATTCATCTACCAAGATCATCAGGCGCACATCGCTACTCACATGGCGCTGATGCAAGACCCGATGGTGGCTCAGATGATCGGTCAGTCTCCGATGGCCCAACAGATGGGCGCAGCCATCATGGCTCACATCGCAGAGCACATGGCCTTTGCGTACCGTCAACAGGTTGAAGAACAGTTGGGCGTGCCGCTTACTCCGCCCGATGCTGAACTGGATGAGCAGACAGAGGTGCAAATCTCCCGTCTGGTTGCTCAGGCCGCACAGCAACTGCTTCAGTCCAACATGGGCAAGGCTCAACAAGCCCAGGCTCAAGAGATGGCGCAGAACCCGATGCTGCAAATGCAGCAGGCAGAACTGCAACTGCGCGCTCAAGAACTGCAACGCAAAGAGCAGGACAGCCAGCGCGACTTTGCTATTGCCCAGGAAAAGATTCGTCTTGAGCGTGAGCGCATTGCAATCGAAACCCAGAAAGAGCAAGCCCGCCTTGCTGCTCAATCACAGCAGAACGACAAGAAACTTCGCGCCGAGATGATCAAGACGGTGATGAAGCCCCGCCCGAAGCCGGGCATGCCTAAACAGTGAGGTTCTAAATGGCGACCACTGCGTTTTCCGTGGTATTAAAAGACATTGAGGAGACTCGGGAATCCATCGCCCGAGCCCTTATAGATGGTGGTGCTCGGGACTATGCCGAGTACCGCAGTATGTGTGGTGAGGTCCGGGGTCTCTCAACCGCACACATGTTTATCACCGACCTCGTGCGAAAGATGGAGAAAAACGAAGATGAGTGAAATCCTCCTTAGTACCGGAGAAGACGCCGTGCCGACCACCCTGCCCGAAACGGCAGAGGAGAAGGCCAAGCAACTTCCCGATCCTTCCACCTACCACCTGCTCTGTGCGCTACCAGAGATTAAAAGGGAGTATGAGAGCGGGATCGTCAAGTCAGGGCAGACCATGCACTTTGAAGAAGTCATGTCCCCTGTACTGTATGTGATGAAGATGGGGCCGGACGCCTACGGCGACAAAACCCGCTTCCCAAGCGGCCCGTCGTGCAAGCCTGGGGACTTCGTTCTGGTGCGCCCCAACACGGGCACCCGCGTAAAGATTCACGGACGGGAGTTCCGCATCATCAACGACGACAGCGTGGAAGCCGTGGTGCAAGACCCGCGCGGCATCTCTCGCGCTTAAAGGAGGATCACATGCCGCTTGATCAAGAAGCATTTAAGTTCCCCGACGAAAAGGCCGAGGAAAAGAAACAAGACGAGATTCAGTTTGAAGTCGAGGGCGAAGGCGAGCCCGAGATTGAAGTGGTTGACGATACCCCTCCAGAGGATCGTGACCGCGCCCCCATGAAAGAGCCTCCCTCAGAGGTAACGGATGACGAACTGGCCCAGTATTCAGACGGGGTCAAGAAGCGCATCCAACATTTCTCTAAGGGTTATCACGAAGAGCGCCGGGCAAAAGAGGCTGCTTTTCGTGAGCGGGAAGAGGCTGTGCGCCTTGCCCAGCAACTCATGGAGGAGAACAAGAAACTCCAGAGTTCCCAGGGTCAGACCCAGCAGGTATTGCTTGAGCAGGCCAAAAAGGTTGTTGAGAGCGAACTTGCCGAAGCCAAACGGAAGTTCAAAGAAGCCTTTGATTCAGGGGATTCGGAAGGAATTGTTGAAGCCCAAGAGGCTTTGACTGCTGCAAAGATACGAGCAGACCGGGTCAATAATTTCAAACCGGCCCCTGTTCAAGCCGAAAAACCTGTGGTACAACCCGCACCACAACCTGTTCAACAAGAGCCGATTGTCCTGGACCCAAAGTCCGCTGCGTGGAGAGAATCCAATCCGTGGTTTGGGGCGAATGATGAGATGACGGCTGTTGCTCTGACATTGCATCGAAAACTTGTGGAAAGTGGGGTCAAACTAGCAAGCGATGAGTATTACGACCGCATCGATCAACGTATGCGGCAAGTCTTCCCGGATGCGTTCATCTCTGAGAAGCCTGTAAAAAAATCACCTGTAGTTGCCCCTGCGAACCGAAGCACAGCGCCCAAAAAGATCGTGCTGACCAAGTCCCAAGTGAACATCGCCAAGCGGCTCGGACTGACGAATGAGCAGTACGCCCGTGCGGTTGCGGAAGAAATGAGGAAACAAAATGGCTGAACGTACCCCCCGTGAATTGGATACCCGAGCAAAAATGGAGCGCCCCAAGCAGTGGATGCTTCCTGAACTGCTGCCGAGCCCCAACCCCGAGGACGGCTACGAGTTCCGTTGGATTCGAATCAGTACCCTAGGTACTGCTGATCCAGGCCATGTTTCCGCAAAACTCCGCGAAGGTTGGGAGCCTGTAAAAGCCTCTGAGCATCCCGAAATCCAGATCATGGCAACTGGGGACAAGCCCCGGTTCCCAGATAGCATCGAGATTGGTGGACTCTTGCTTTGCAAAACACCCAAAGAGTTTGTCGAACAACGCAACTCGTACTATCAGCGTCAAACTGATGGGCAGATGCAGTCGGTCGACAACGCCTTCATGCGCGAGAACGATCCCCGGATGCCCGTCTTCAAGGAGCGGCGCTCTGAGGTGAAGTTCGGACGCGGTTAAATCATCTTAGGAGTCCAACATGGCTTACCCCTCTGTTGACGCCGCATATGGTTTCAAGCCGATCAATGAACTGAACGGCCTACCCTATGCTGGTGCAATCCGCCAGATTCCGATTGCTCGGAACTATGGCACCGCCATTTTCAATGGCGACCTCGTTGAACTGATTGCCAACGGCACTGTTGTGCTGACCGGCATGTCCACGTCCACCACGACCACGGCTCGTCCCGGTCAGGTTGGTATCTTCGTGGGCTGCTCGTACACCAACCCCTCGACGGGTCAGAAGTTGTTTGCCCAGTATTACCCCGGTAATATCCTGGCTAACGACATCGTGGCCTACGTGGTGGATGATGACCGCGCAGTGTTCAAGGCAGTGATGATTGGTCAGCCCTCCGGCGGACTGAGCAACACCGCTACCACCGTTGGCTTTGCTACGCAGGCTTTCGTTGGCAACAACGTGTACTGCGTGACGGGCACCGCCGGTAGCACCACCACGGGTAACTCCGCGATGGGTGTGTCGGGCGACCAGCCGAGCAACGGCACCGGTAACGTGACTGTTGCCACTGGCCTGCCCTTCCGTGTTGTGGGCGTTGTGCCTGAGACTGCTGTGACCCTGTCGGGCACCGGCAGCACCTCTGGCTCCTCGACCACGGTGACGCTGACCGCCGCTGTGACTGGCCTGCAAGCCGGTATGCAGTTGATCTGCGCCACGGGCACTGGCTCTCTGGCCGGTAACTTCATCACGGTGACGAACGTGAACACGACGACCCTCACGGTGTCGAGCGCGATCACGCTGGCCTCTGGTTCTGAACTGTCCTTCGTGGGCTTCCCCGAAGTTCTGGTGAAGTGGAACCAGGGTTATCACTCGTATGCCTTCGCAACCGGCATCTAAGGAGTAACTCAAAATGGCAATTTCTCGTGCCCAACTACTGAAGGAACTCCTGCCGGGTCTGAACGCCCTGTTTGGCATGGAGTACAAGCGTTACGGCGAAGAACACAAGGAAATCTACGAGACCGAGACTTCCGAGCGTTCGTTCGAAGAAGAAACCAAATTGGCTGGTTTCTCTGCCGCCCCGGTTAAGCCTGAAGGCCAAGCCATTGCGTATGACAACGCGCAAGAAGCCTGGACTGCACGGTACAACCACGAGACCATCGCTATGGGTTTCTCCATCACCGAAGAGGCGATGGAAGACAACCTGTACGACTCTCTGTCGGCCCGTTACACCAAGGCTCTGGCCCGTGCTATGGCTTACACCAAGCAGGTCAAGGCTGCGGCCATCCTGAACCAAGGCTTCAACTCCGGCGTCACCTATGGCGACGGCGTGAGCCTGTTCTCGACGGCGCATCCGCTGATCTCTGGTGGCACCAACAGCAACCGCCCGACCGTGGGTGCTGACCTCAACGAAACGTCCCTTGAAAACGCCGTGATCCAGATCGCAGCGTGGACGGACGAACGTGGTCTGCTGATCGCTGCCAAGCCCCGGAAACTGATCGTTCCGCCTTCACTGCAATTCGTTGCGACCCGTCTGCTGGAGACTGAACTCCGCGTGGCGACCGCCGACAACGACATCAACGCGCTGAAGAACAACGGTTCGATCCCCGAAGGCTACACGATCAACCACTTCTTGACCGACACCAACGCTTGGTTCTTGACCACGGACGTGCCCAACGGTCTGAAGCACTTCATCCGTACTCCCATGAGCACGTCGATGGATGGTGACTTCGACACGGGTAACGCCCGTTACAAGGCCCGCGAGCGTTATTCGTTCGGCGTGTCCGATCCTCTGGGCATCTTCGGTTCGCCCGGTGCTTGATTGAGGGAGTCGCATATTGCGACTTTTTGGGGGGAATCTGCAAGGGTTCCCCCCTTTTCTTTTTAAACGCTTGGGTGTATAAACACGCAAGTCCCAAGATTCCAACCTGCTTGCTGACCGGCTTGGCGGACTGACCTCACAGACAGCAAGCGCAATTTGAGGAATATGCGATGGCTCGCACTACCTTCTCCGGCCCGGTTGCGTCTGACAATGGTTTCATTGGCGCTTTTACGGGCGACGTAATCGGAAACGTCACCGCCACCACCGGCACCTCTACGTTTAACAACGTGGAAGTCACTGGCAACGCAGGCATTGGCAACGCCGCCACCGACACCATCGGCTTCTACGGCGCTACCAAGATTGTTCGTCCGACGACCGCCGTG